CATAGAATAACAAATTTCAATACCGATAGCTGTTCGGTTACCTGAATTTAAACCAATACCATCACCAGTATGGAAAGCGTTACGATTGAAAGGAATGGCTTGAACGACTTCCTTGTCATCTACTGCAACATGATAAGATACGTAATTACGATTACCGTTCATATAAGCGACTTCATTACGTGCTGTCGCAGTGTTTCCTGTGTTGTGAATCGCTAACTTGTTAGGTTGCATATAGTACGGCGCTTTGTATGGATATAAATACGATGGTGTCCACATATTAACTATTTTGTATCCCATAATGAACCCTCCTCAATATCTGCTTCTAATCCAATAAATTCACCTTTTTCATGATTTTGTAATTCAATGTTTTCAATTTCTTTTTTAGATACGTCGCCGATGCCTTCAAGTTTTTCTGTATCGTTTAAATTCATATTATTTCAGCCCTTTCTCTTTTAAATATTCCTCTTGCTCACGCGCCGACTTCTTAACAATAAATGTATTCTTCCATACGCCGTAAGCGACTAACGCTAAAGGCAAGCCTGTATTTAACACGTTAATCCAAGCGTCAACTGCTTGTGGGTTAATCCATTCCGCACTAATTCCGCTAGCTTGTAACGCTAGATATAAAGCACCTACAAAGCCACCGATTAAAGCGATAAATTGTTTGATTTTATCTTCCATATTTAATTCCTCCTCAAAATAAAAAGCCGACTAAATTGATAGTCAGCTTAAAAACATATATTATTTTTGTTCATTTATCACTCGATCACTTACTTATATTTATCTTGAATGTAGTACATTCCAGATAATTTTATTTTTTTGTAATAACTTGCCATTATTGTTGCTTGATGCGTGCACCAGTTGATATCAGTGGCGTATTGATGTGTTGCAGGTGCTTTAGGATTCCAACGCATACGATAAAGCGTGTTCTGTCCTTTAGAAATATATCCTTGTCTCACAAACTTAGCACCGCCCATAATAGCTTTGGCTGGTGTAGTCCAACCGTTATTTCTAGCGAAGTCTATTGCGTTGTTTGGATTTGAATCGAATGCGCCTATGCCGAAAAAGTTATAAATACCATATGTTCCGCTTGCAAAATTTGATTTACCGTTTCCAGTTTCTAGCAAAGCATGAGCAATCAAATAAATCTCGTTTAGCTTATATTTTTTACAAGCGTCGGCGAACGCTTTTCCTTGATTTTGTAATTTTCCTTTTCCGTCCAACAACTGATTCAATTTTGATACTGGAACACCTTGGTATTTGCCTAAATCCAACATTTGATAACGCTGTGTAGTGTTATTCCAAATTTTACTCGGATTCATAGCATCGCTTGTTTTAGCAAGACTTGCACTATACCAGCCACCGCCCGTGTTGATTTTCGGGTTGACACGCATTTGTTTGTCTAACGCTTGTTTGAATGTGTACTTACTCCTTTCGACGGTTATCTTAGGCGCGTTAGACGTAACATTCTTTTCGCTCTTTTTAGCCTCGCTTTGTGCGACGACATCTTTGTTTTTGCCATCTACAATAACCTTAATTTTCGATTTTGTTACTTTCTCCTCGCTTACGTTAGCAAGTAATCTTTCGCGATTTTGGTATAATCCGTAAATCTTTTTGATAAGTTCATCGATTTTTTGTTCAGGTGGTAAACCGTCTTTTACAAAATCCCAATTAACATGCTCTTTCAGCGAACGCCATACGTTATTTTCGATTTTTAAATTTTTAAGTTTAGGTTCGATATTGTGATTTTTAAATATCTCATAAACCAACATTATGGCTTTTAATTCGCTCAATATGAATGCTTCTTTGTCGTCTGAATAATCACCACATATCTCGATAACCAAATTATTTGGGTCTCCAGGGTATTCATACGCTTCGTCACGCGGTGACCACGATGAGATGTAATCAATGTAATAGTGTGGATATTCATTTGATGTGATATATTGATTCCTATCATTATATAAGTCGCTCACTGAGCGCATTGTGTGCGCGTTTTTAATCGTTACACCTTTAACTTTCCCTTTACGCCTTTTCCCCCAAGCTACACGATGTTCGAATTTATCCCATGAGCCAAAATCACTGCGTTTGATAGTATAGATAACTTTAGTGACATCTTTAAAACGTACACTAGGCTTTTCCGCTTCTTTATTTGGTTCTGGATCAACTACGGGTGGTTTAGGCGTTGATGGGTCGTTCGGTTCTGGTGTGACCGCTTTTTTATACGGTGGTCTAACAAAATGTGTTACACCGTTGTAATTGTGTTTGATTTTGTATGCGGGTGAGCCTGTCCAGCTAGCTGTATACCAATTTTGGTCTCGTTCTATTCCACAATGGTCGTTAGTCATTGCGCGTCCATTAAAGGACCGCTTTATGTTTCCATAAAGACTAGACTATATCATCAACCGTATAGGTTGCCTTCTATTTCCATTCACTCGAATGTACTCTACTCACTTCCACGTAAAAAAACACTCACGAAGGAGTGTTTTAGTGTGTGCTTTCGATAGTCGTTGCACGTTCCTATATTTTATAGGCTTCGCTCAGGATTGCCCTCGTCTTTACGTTAGGGGTTCCCCTGAATTAAGAAGGTTCTTCGATATTCATTTCTGAATAAAGGCGCCGTTTTATCTCTATTAGTGAATTGTATGCTTCTTTAGGATTATCATAACGTTTTGTGCGATACTCTTTTTTGTTTATTTGTACTCTGCCAAGATAATTACCTTGTGGTGTGATTCGTATACCTGGATATTTTGTAGAATTTTTAAATCCTTTTCGATTTAACATATTATGAGAATGGGTTACCCAGCGACAATTTTCCGGTTCGTAATCACCATTATTATCTATCCTATCTAATTCTGCACCTTCAAAATAACTCGGTAACATATCGTCTAGAAAGTTTTGGAAATCATTCTTCCATCTCAAGCAAACTTTTATACCTCTACCTCCATAATATCGAAAATTATCTGATTGTGGTTTGTAACACCTTGCTAACATTTTGCTATATCTACCATATAACTTGTGATGTGTATTCTTGAATTGACATTTACAAACCTTTCTCCCTTTATCAACCCAATTATAAAAACTTCCCTCATACTCATCTCCACAAAGTTCACATCTAAACTTCCCTTTAGTATCACTTACCATTCCTAAAAATGTATAAATACCTTTCGTTTCACCTAAATAATCTTCTTTATTAAAACGTCTCATAATATCACCTCGACAATGATATTATACTATAATCCACTAATTCATACCAATTTATTCAACGCTATAAAAATAACTAGTTGTACTCGGACCTACAACGATTGCAACGTGTCCAGGATTACTCCCCGCCCAAACTGCCCAATCGCCAGGCAGCGGAACAAAAGAGCGCGTGTTTTTGTAAATCTTGAAATCATTACCACGGTAATTACTTTTTTGAGCCATCGCATTTGCGTTACCCCACGTTGTAAAACCCCAATATTTTTTTAGTATATAGTTAGGTAAGTCCCAACACTGCATGCCGTAATAGCCGTCAACATCGACACCTTTACGCCGTTTAGCTAAATCTAGCGCCCAATTCACTACATCGGTAGCAGTAGGCTTACCTGTTTTTGGCAACGCCATGTCATCACATCACTTTCAATAAAATAAGCCGACGCAGTATGCGCCGACTTTATCCACTAACTATCTTTTGCATTTTCCGAACCAAAAGCATGCCCAAAAACTGTAAGCAAATCTCATTAAAATCACCTCCTTTAAATTCCAAAAAACGTACGCATTAATGCGATAACAATTGTACTTAGTATCGTTCCTATAACGCCTAACATCCACATTTTTAATTCTCGAATATTTTTAGCATTCTCTTTTTTATTTTGCTCTTCTTTCAACCTATCTTGCTTTAACTCTTCAAAAGTTCTATCGAGCTTATCATAGACTTTTTCTTGCGTTCTAAGACTATGTTCAATGTTATCTAACTTTTTAAACATATCCTTATCATTTTCTTCTAAACGCAAAATACGCCATTCATGCTCTCTTCGTTTCATAAATCCGAACACTATCACACCCGCTTTCTAAAAAATAAAGTCACAAGCATTACGCCAGTGACTCATATTCAACACCTGTGATTTCTTCAAATTGTTCTTTTGTGATACATTCTAGTTCTACAAAACGCTTGATTTGTTCATTTGTATAGCACTTTCTGTCATAAAAATATTTGATATTGTTAAAACTTGGGAATTTCATATTATTCTGCCTCCTTAATCTCTGCAAATGCAAGCATCATCTGAGCTTGCTGTTCTTCTAACATTTTAATTCTGTTTTCTTTTTCTGCATTATCTAGTAATGTTTGTGCTAACATTTCTTGCGCTTCTTTAAGTTGATGCGTACTTTCAGCAACAGCTACTTGAGTTTCTGCTATCATCATTTCTTGAGGGCTAGGTTTAATATCCTCGTTTTCAACGATTTCATCAGATATTTCCGGTTTATCAGATCCCAACCAAACTTGCTCTTTTTCATCAAATTTAACTGGCCAATACAATGCGCTTTCTGGCTGAACATCTGTGAATTTCTCAATATTATATTTTTTTAGTTCTGATTCAAACGGGGCATCGTACTCATCAACCATTACAAGGTAAGGGGTACCATTATAAGTATATATTTGTTTGTACATTAACGCTCCTCCTCAACTAAAAATGTGAAAGTTCCATAAATATAGTCGCCAGATTTAAGTGTGTTATCATTATTTTGCCAAACTTTAAATTCTTGTTTAGCAAAGTCATAACTACATTTGACAGGGTTTTTTCCAGCAAACCCATTAGTTCTAGCCAAAAAACTAAATGGATACGATGGAGAATAGTTGTTTGGCAATTTAAATATTGGTAATGATGTGGAGGGGATAGAATCCGTTGTTAATTTGATGTTAAAGATGACCTGACAAACACCATTCTTAATACGGTAACCTGAGGCTGCTACACTAGAGTCTATTTCAACACCATTCATGAATGATATTTGTTGCCAACCGGTATCGTATATTTTCGATTGATAAGTAGTAATGATTTGATTATATTTGCTTTCAATTAATTCTTGCGTTTCTACTTCTTGTGCCAATCCATCAAACGGGTTTTTCCATTCATCCCATTGGCCTGACTCGTTTGTGAACTTTACAAAATATCGTTCAGAATTGTAAGGTCTATAGATTAAGTGGGCGGTTTCTCTATATTTTCTATACTCAACAAAGCCAACAGAGCTTTGATTCTGAGGTTGGTTAATACTTGAAACACAATAATAAAATCCACTTTTATCAAAATGGCCATTGGGGCTTTCAAAATTAACATCACTTAAAATCGGTATATCACCACTATCGCTGACAAGTTGTAACTTTTGCCAACCTCTTGTTTGTTCTGCAGTTACATAATTCGATTTATCTTGATTAAAACCTGAGATCACACTGTTAATTTCAGATTGTTTTTCAGTTAGTTTTTCTTTTTCTGTTTTAATAAAATTCGAAAATTCTAGAACTGATTCATCAATTTGTTTTTGAGATTCTAAATGTTTTTGTTCGATTTTTTCAAGTCCATTAGTTACAGCTAATTCAACATCGCTTACACCTTTTGACCTTGCTTGTTCAATTCTATCGACATACTTTTCAACACTGTCAAAAGCGGCTTCGATACTCTTGATTCTGTTTCCGATAACCTTTTCTAACTCTTCGAAACGCACGATGTAACTGAGTTTTGTTTCTGCATCAATAGAATCAATCAAACTGTCGCTAATAGTAAAAGAAAAAATGCGTTCCGCTACTACTGCATAACTTGTATTTTCGATATCTTTACCGCGTCGGACCACATAAACTTGTGCTGTAACTTGTCCCGATCGCTTTAAAAATTCATTCGGTATTCTATAAGCTAAAATACCATTCATAGCATCGTATACATCTAAATTGTCTACAATTTTTGAACCATCTTGATGTTTCAGTATAATTTGGGCCATTGCATTATCTTGACCAATCGACAAAGCCTCATTATTCTGAGTAACGGCAAATTTTAAAAATGCGGCATTAATATCCATCGTATAAAAATTAATATTCAAATCTTGATATGGCTGATAGTGCGCAGTTGTTTCCAAAGGAATTGTCGCTATTTTATTTGGTCTAGCCTTAATGTAATCCATATCATCCCTCCTTAGTCACTTTTTTTACAATACTGTTATTGTTGGCAACATTCCAAAAACCAACAAAGTTGCCACCATCATCGTCAACATATGAATCACCACTACCGCCATTATTAAAGAAGTTTATAGTTTTATTTTTTGTTGCACGAATAACAAAGTCTTGATTTGCCCCCCATACATAGTTACCTTCAACTGAACCAGTGTCTGAATCAGAAATGTAAATACCACCACGTGGCTCGCCTGGATCATTCTCTTTATTCACATCATTCAATATATTGTTTCTAACTAAAAATTTCTTAGCATATTGAATAAAGATACCATTACGACCTGACGTATTAATTACATTATTATTGACATGTAGCTGATTCACATATTCTTGAACACCAAAAAAGTTTGATTTTTCATTAAATACAGCTTCTCTGCCAATATCATTAAAAATATTATTTTCGATAATGACTGTTTTACTACCAATATGTCGAACTCCACGCATACCTTTAGTAATAACATTGTCCTTGATTTGAACGTTTTCACACAAATTAAGGTTGATCGCTTCGCCTTTCGTTTGATTGTTACAATTGAATACATTATCTTTGATATTAATATCTTTAACTAACGCTGTCTTCCCTTCTGATTGATTGCCGTATACACTCACACCAAAAGCCGAATAATCATCAAAGAAGTTGTTATTAATAAAATACATAGAACCTGCTTGTGGCTTACCTGATGATGTACCATCGGGGTTTTGGGCACTCACATCATTCGCTCCGACACTAGAAATTCTAACCCCTTGGGGAACACTCAAAAATGAGTTATTTTCAATACGGACATTTTGCCACTTGTAAGGTCTTATTCCGACCTCTAACAACTCTTCAAAAGTGTTATTACTAATTGTGATGTTAGATTGATAAATGTCGTTAGTAGATAAATGGTTACCTACCGCAACAGCGTGCGCATCTAAAATTTCAGATTTTTTAAAGGTGCAACCTTTGATAATCACATCTTTACAAGGTGTTCCGTCATAATACCCCTCACCCGCAATACTATCTCGAGTGTATTCACTTAATTGAATTGCTTCTTTTTTAGTTTGTTCGGTTAGGTTAATGTATCCCTCAAAAATACAATCAGTCACTCGCAAATTACGGACGCCGTTCACATCTAAAGCGTGATAACTTATGACATTTCTAAAGACACAATTAGTAAAACTAATGTTTTCTGCATGCTTAAGATTAATCAAATTAGCTGCTTTAGTTGGATATTTATCAATTTGTTCGTAATTCCCATCAAATATACCACCGATAAAGTGAATGTTCCCTCGTCCTTCATATCCGTAAAATTTGTCGCTGTATGGACCATTCATGAACAATTCATTCGTATTACCACGTAAAATATGTGCGTTTTTATCTAACTCGACTGTCGTATTTTCAAATATATCAACACGATCATTCAATAAATATTTTCCAGCAGGAATATAAAGTTTACCAGCTCCTACATCATGAATTTTATTAAACGCTTCTTGCAATTGTTCTGACACACTCGCTTCGCCGGTTTTATCAACATCGTAAGTACCAAAATTTATTTCAACGAATTTTTTATCCAACCTTTCAATCTCCTTGAAAAAATTATTAAAGTCATAAAAAAGACGCTCGGACAATAATCCGTGCGTTGTACCATCGTTTGAAACTCGACTGTCAGTAACCTCTTTAATCCCATCGCCGTCGACACCCAAAACAAGATTTCTAATTCTCTCCATTTGATAAATCAGCATGTTGTATACAGTGGTATTAACATGTTTGATTTGCTTACTATCGTGTGCGTCTTTTTCAGTTTTTTTGTGTTTTTCGAATGACTTTTCGTTTGAATTTACTGTTTCCTCAATTTTTTTATAGTTACTTTCATGTTGCCTTATCGATTTATCATTAAAAAACACGTCTAGTTTTTTTAGTAAGTTTAATTTCAAATCTAGACCTCCTTAACTTTTAATTGACCATTAACGTCAACAATCAAATTATATTTTTTATCGTTTTCACCTGTAATAACTAAACCTTTAGCATTCACCTCTAAAGACTTTAATTTATTGATTTCGACTTCATTGGTCGATTCGTTCGTGTTAACTTTATCTAACTTCGCTTTATCCTCAGCGCTCATCAAACCATTCATTTGATTACTAGCTAAAGGCATAGCTTCCATGTTAAAACCGTTACCATTAATCAAGGTTGTATAGTTTTCTCCGGCGTCGATACTGGATTTGATACCCTCACTAGAAAATAAGACATCGTAACTACCGTTTTTACCATGTATGCCTAAGCCATCGTATTTCAGTGCGGTAGACGTTTGTACAACACTACTCATCGACTTAGCTACCGCGCTTGTTTGTTTAGTAACGTTTTTGATGGACTTAGCACCTTGGTATCCTCCACCGAGTCCATTAGCGAGGGTAGCAGCATTATTCACACTTGTTTGGTATCTGTCGCGACGTCTTAAATCACCTAAAACAACATCTTGTTTAATAACGTTGTTGTGCGCGTCCCTGTACGTCGTTATCTCGATGATACGAACTTTATCATTCACATCAATTACATCGTCCCTCACAGGCACTATATCGCCAATCCTAGGTATTGCAGTTGGAAACTGTTTTCTTAAAACAACAAAGTCTAACGATAGCGATGTTTTAATTGATTGATCTATGATGTATTCTAATTCTCTTTTCATCGTTTCGACACTTGTGATACGTCCATCGATTTTTGGAGGAGCTTCACGCTTTCCTATTTTGTTAGCTAAAGGGTGTGTAAACTCGATGTACAAACTTCCTTCTGTAAATTCCTCATCATCTTCAAAACCACCGTAACCACGAATGAATGTGTACGCTTCGCTTGCATCTTCTTCGAGTTTCAAATTATTCGCATTTACTTTACTAGAAATATAGTAATTAACGACGTTGTTCAAAAACGGTGTTAATGTAAATGTTTTTGTTGTTGGGTCGTAACTGTATTCAAGTCCATACCGGTCAAGACCAGCCTTAAACATGTCGTATCTACTGTCACCTTGACCGGCATTTTCCCAACGAGACGCAGGTACTTTGACAGGTATTTTGTACTTGTAACCAGTGCCTTGAAAGACCAACTTAAAATAGTTTTCAACTGTGAAACTGCCAGTGACATTACTGATAATGCGCGATGTCATTAAGTCATCAAGTTGTTTTTGTCTTGCTGTAATACTTAAAAACTGCTTATTACCTTTACTCTTTCTATCGATAATAGTAATGACATAGACATTTTTATCATCAGAACCACCGACATTGTGAATAGTCCACATTTTTGATATAGATGATATTAAGTCGTAAGTATTTTCATTTTCTAAAATATCCAACGACAAACTACCGTCATCATTTATCTTTTCTGATAATGTTGTGGGTGCGAATATCGGATATCCTTTACCTATTCTGTTTTTTATTAAAACTGGCAATGTATCACCTACTTGTTATAAAATTTCATGTCAAAAACAATTTTTTGTACTGATTGATTAATGTTGAAATAATTGTAACCATATTTAAAAAACGGCTGTGACAACCGTGTATACTCATCGATTGCTACGCCGTTTCTAAACGTCTGTAATCCGTTGTATTTGATTGTGTCGCCCGCTTTGAGTTTCAATCCTTCAATCGTCATAACTTCTGAATGTTCGAGGTTCCAACTGAATTTGTCTGTATCCTTGCCCAAAACAATCGTTACAGTCCTATCGAAAGTAAATTGATCAATCGGCTGAGTGCCGTGATAAAACACATCACCGCTTCTAACGTTAAGAAATGTGTATGTCCGCTTCGAACTTTCTAAAGGCATTTCTATACGCATGTCACTTGACCACAGATAAGGTGAATCGAGCTTTTCTAACTGTAAACTACGTCCAATTGATTCATAATACGGATTTTCTGCCGTTTCAAAAACTACTTCAATTTCTCCTGAAGTCTTATTTGTATCAAAGTCGCTAATACTCGATAACATTAATTCCAGTTGCATACCACTCGCATAATTTAAAGGAAACTCAAAGTCGGGTTCGTTAAAACCTTGAAACGGTATTTCAACGTTTGACGGTACAAGCTCACGAACAAAAAAACGACCTTTAAATAAATCAGCTAATTGACTACGCAAATGGATTGCATGCGCCATTTTATCAACATTATATTCGATTAAGAGTATCGCTTTTCGTGATTCTTCAATAGTAGTCGTTTGAAATCTGCCATTAAGTTTATCGATAGTCTCAAATTGATTGTCGCGTTCTAAATCTCCAACATTGAACGATGTAACTTTAAGCCTATCGAATGTAAAAGGGTTGTCACTGAGTCTATATGTGTTAAACCCAGAAACAACCTCTATATCTCTATAAATCAAGCAGTATCACCCCGCTTCTATGTGTAATATTCTTTTGAATCCATATCCTTAATGTAAGTTCTGAGAAATTCGGCATCAACGTCATTTTCTACATGGAGGTTAACAATAGGTCTGTTGCTTTCTTCAATAGAGTGGCGCACGTCATCATCAATAAACCCGTTTATGTCGCCGGTGAATGAATCGGTTAAACCACCAATGTCAAAATCAGGTGATAAACGAGCGTCGAAAGCGCTTGTCAATTTTGATGCAATACCTTGTACAGCATTTACCGCTTTGTAAGCATCTTTCTCAATCCCCATACCTAACCCTTGTGACACAAATCGACCTATTTCTTTGAACACACGCGACGGTGAATTGATACCTAATGCAGTTTTAGCAGCGTTTACCGCACGTTCTGCCACACCTTTTGCTGCATCAATAACCCATTGAACACCTTTCTGAATGCCGTTTGCAAGACCTTCCATTAGATAACTTCCAACTTCACTGAATTGGTCAAAGAAGTTACGTATTGCATATAGGGCGTCTTGCATGCCTTTTCGACAAGAATCAACAACTTCCCAAAATTTTTGTACAACGGCGTCTTTGAAATCCGTCATAGCTTGTCTTATCGCATTAACCCAATCTTGCCCTTTTTGAACAACATGGTTATATGCAGCGACCATTTTTTCCCAAACACTATTTACGACTTTTTGGAACCACTGCACAACGACATTCCATATCACTATTGCAAAATTTTGTATCGTTTGCCAAACTTGTGACCAACTCGTCACTGTTTGACCTGTGATTCGAGTGTAAGTGTCGAATAAAAATTGTTGAATTTGATTCCAAATCGACGATAATCCCTGCCATATCGTATCGCTCACGTTAGCAATGGTTGTTTGTAGAGTTTGCCACGCTCCTGAAAAATCACCCGACAAAAATTGAATGAAAGCTGTGAAAAGGCCAACAATCCATTGAATCATTCCGGATATCAGTGCTCCTATCGCTGTGAACGTTACGGTAACAACTGTCCACAATCCTTGTAGCGCTGTCATCAATCCGTTGAGCAACGCTATAAAAAGCGCACCTAATACTTGGTTAGCAACCTCGCCAACTTGTTGTAACAATGGCATGATAGGCTGTAATGTCTCTTGAATTTTTGACCACAAATCAGATAACCATTGTTTGACGCCAGCAATCGCCTGACCTATTCCGTCTCGAATCTGATTCCACGCATTAATTACTGCGTTCCTAAAATCTTCGTTTGTATTCCATAGATAAATTAGAATGCCTGCTAAAGCGAGTATAGCACCTATGACAATAGCAACAATTGGGTTAATACTTACTAATGCTGTCCCTAGCGTAGGTAACATTTTCGCAAGATTTCCAATTGGATTTAAGAGTAGTCCAATAGCGCCCTTCAGCAAGTCAAAAGCCCCTTTTAATAGAGTGGATACTCTTGCAAATTTTAATATAACTTTAAGTACATCAAAAAGGCTTTTGCCAAAAACGTTAGTCAATACAGTAGATACAAATATGATAGGTGCAAGTAATGCCCAAAACGCGCCACCTAGAATAGTAAGGATACCGAAAAATCTAGCCACGTTCGGATGCGCTTCAAATAATGCTGCAACAAAATCAGCAATTCGTCCGATAAGATTCAATAACACACTTGCAATTGGTGCCATAGCAGTACCAAACGCGACAAGAATACGCACAATATCGCCAATCAATTTCATGATGACAGGACCATTTTTCTCAACGTACTTCACAAACTTCTTAAAGCCCTCGGACTTACCAACTGTTTCAGACCATTCTCTAAATTTGTCTGTCATTTTGACAAGCCAATCAAAAATGCCTGCACTGTTTTGGCCAAACGCAATCATTAAGTTACCGATACCTTTAAACACGTTACCGAATATCTTACCGATTTTAGGTAGATTTTCTTTCGTGTATTCGATAAAGGATTTAATAGCGTTCCGTCCATCCACACTGTTTGCCCAGTTCTGAAAATCAATACTCATATTTTGTAAGCCTTGTGATACCCATTTAAAGAGTGGCATAAACTGAGTAAAGATATTAACTAAACCATCACCGAACCGACCTGCCGCATTGAGTAAGTCGCCGAAAATTTGAACACCAACAGTATTTAACGCTTTAAATGCCGCTTTCGCTGTGTTGGATTTATTAACCCAATCTTCAAACTTACGTGCATTACTTTCAACTAGATCGGCAACGCCCGATAAAAAAGGTTTCATTTTGGATAATCCCGAGTTGACACCTCTAATCCCTGCAGCCATAGCGTTGAAAATCTGAGCTTGATTCTGTCTGATAATACCCGACCATGTATCTTTTAGCTTAGAGGTTGCATCATTAAATGCTTCAACTTCTTTTGTCACTGCAAGTGTGCCGTCGTTAACCATTTTAATTGCACTAATAGCCGTTGCACCAAATGCTACTGCACCTAGTCCAGCAACAGAAAAAGCACCAGCTAAACCAAGTGCACCGCCACCTAATACGCCAACAGCGTTAAGTACAGCGAATAACACAGGTACTAAACCAGAGATTATCGGAATAAGCGCTTGAAATGAAGCGATTAATACACCTTTGATTTGTTGAGCAAATACGGTGCCGAATGAACGTATACGTGTTGCTAAGTGGTCGATTTTACTACTAAAGTCATCTAAAGCTCTTCCGCCTGCATGCCAAACATCAGCTAATTTAGCTTTTAGCAATTCTGTTTTTCTTACATCATAATCTATTTTTATAGTGTGTTTTCTAAAGGTTTTTAAAATTGCTTTTGTCGTTGCAATAACTCTTTTCAAAGGAGATGCGTCACCATCAATTTCAACAGTATGTTCACGCCATTTCTGAGCCATTGCTTTAGCTCGTGTCAATGCTCGTTGGAATTTACTTGTGTTCGCTTTGATTTCGGTTTCAATCTCATTCGGTATAGAGGTTTTAGCTAAACGTTGAGCCTTACGTACTCCACGCTCAAAATCTTTAATGATAGCGTTGATACGTGCGTAAAAATTCTTTTCCATCACTAACCTCCATTCTGTCTGCCAAAAAATTGTTCAGCTTCTTCAATTTGTTTCTGTCTAATCATCTTGCGTTTTTCAATTTCTTTTTGTCTGTCATTCCTAATTTGAATGTCGTCTTTAAATAAGTTTTTGCGAGCTTTTTCAATTTGTCGCATCATAGGTTTTACACCCTTTTTACTTTGCGCCATTGCGTTTGCGGTAGCTAAATGGACATTGTGTTCTAGCTGATCTAACTCACGTTCTCTAGCTCCCCTTATCCAATCTTGCCACTCTTTCGGGGTCATCAAATATAATTCGTCAGCGGGGATATACCCGAGATATTGCGATGTTTTTGAACGAATTACGCTATAATTTAATAAGGTGCTTTGCCCGTGAGCGTTTTGTATGTCTCTTTCATGAATTCCGCTCCGGCTTTCATTCCCTCTTTTTCCTCTTGTTTTACCATCTTCGGACCTTGTGACATTTGGAACCAAAACATCTTGAACTCTTCCTTGAAAAAACCGGATTCACCCAACACTTGAATAGCACCTTGTAACAATCCAAGTGTAGTACCCTCTTTTTCAATTACATCTTGAATGGCTTCTTGAATTTCTTGTTTCGTTGGACGTTGTTTTGAATACGCTAAAGCGCAGTCCCAAAATTCAACAATCGATTTCGTTTTTCTGTTCAAGATACCTTGTAAAATTTCATGATAACCACTGCCGACATTCCCGTCTTTATCTTCTTTTGCATACTTTTCAGCTTCAATATCAAAGAAGAAAGTACCTTTTGCTTTCAATTTGGCATCTTTAAATTCTAATTCTGTAATCGGTTCAAATTTTTCAGCTTGAAATACGTTTTTTTCTGTCATTTTAATACCTCACAATTTAATTTTGTACAAAAAAATAAGGGCGCATAAGCACCCTTAAACTTATAATACTTCTGAATCTGTATCGTCTGACACACCGCGCGACACATCTTCTGTGTTACCTGCCAAAGATGAGTCGAAGTTTTTGCTTGTGGACTTACGTTCCTCAAGTGCACCAGTATATTCACCTGGTTTTTCAAACTCAACAGTTGTACCAGCAACAGAAGCATCTAACCATGATTTCGGTAAATCAGTAAATACCCCGTCAGCCGTGTTAAATTTAACCTTAAGTGTTACCTCAATTTTATCTTCTTCATCATCGAACGACTTCGCATAATCTTCAACAACAGTGTAACCAAATGCAGCATGATAACCATCTTCACGCTTCTTTTTCTCGATTAACCACACTTTGATTTGTTGTAAGTTTTTAATCGCTTTCTTAAATTGTTCTTGACCTTTGTCGCCTGGAATATGTCCAAATGACAAACTTAATTCTTCGTTCACTGACTGATAACTATAGTCTGTTTTGCCTGCTACAATTTTTTCAGATAGTTCAGCGGATACCTTTTCTTCGCCCTCTAGCAAATCAGATACTAAAACACCCATCATTCCTAGTGTGTTGTTAGTAGGCTCACAGACGGCAATATAACTTGTTGCCATATATTTACACCCTTTCTATTTTCGTCTTATGACGTATCTTGTACAACATTCTGAGTACGCCGTGTTTTGTAAACTGATCTATGTCAGTAAATACTTGTGAATTGTCTTTTTTAATCCACTCAACATCGTAGTCGTCGAATGAAATATTTTGTCTTGTTGCTATGTCCAAAAAGCGTAGTAACTCGCGTGCTTCTGCCCCGTTCTCGTACTGACTATAAACATGAAACGTGATAGCAATAACTTCACGCATCCCAGGGGAACGTTCGCTTTCAGTCACGTTAGTTTCACCCACAACAATATACGGGTAATCCACGTCTTTTTGAACGCAATCAAAAACCCTACCGCCGACTAATTCATCGGTGATAGGGTCGTCAATTAAATTATTCATAATTTGATTAAATAGTAGCGATTCAGCGGATACCCACATATCAACACTCCTAACCGAAATATCGTTCAAACACCTTTCTGCCCTCGTCAATTGCAGGTTCCCAAAATGGCTGCGCTACTTGTCCGTAGGTTGTGTACCATTCGCCATCGTCACCTTTAAAAGACCATGGTATTTTGGTTGCACGTGAACCGCCTGGACCAGTCGCATAAATACCTGTACCGTATTCAACGTATCATATTGTTATCGTAGTGGCTTTTTATCCTCTACTTCTTACTGTCACCAGTAAGTTCGGCGTACATTTTCAACCAATAAAAAAGACAACCTAAATTGGTTGTCGGGCACTCTTGCCAGTATTATATTTATTCAACTGGTACGCTCTACGGTGCTCAATAGCCTTTCGCAATCTATTGAGTTACCTCGGTATTATCTTTTTACAGGATAAAATAATTCGGGAGGTCTCATACCACTCCTGTTATACCTAGAATTTAATGTTCCATAATTGATACCTAACTCTTTAGACCATTGTTTCAAGTTTAACTTCTTGCCATTCCACTCAATCCATATAGTCCTGTTTCTGTTATTAGCTTGATCGTTAAACGGAATCCAACAACAGTTTTCCTCATTATAATTGCCGTTTATATCAATTCTTTCAATAGTTAAAGTATCGTTATATCCATTTTCTATTGCCCAGTTATAGAAATTACCAAACTCTTTAAGCCAAGCTTCAGATATCGTTATGCCTTTACCACCATATAATTCATATCTTTTGTTATTAACATTGTAACAACGAGATTTCATATTTTGCCATATGTGATATAAACGAGAACCACTTTGTTTGTGTGAATGGTTAGAAGTTAAATTTATTTTGTTTTGTTCTTTCTTTAAACAACCACATGACATGGTGATTTTTAAGCTATCACTTCTAACTTCTACTTTATTCCCACAATCACAAATGCAATTCCAATAAGTTTTTCTACCTGAACGTTTATCAGACTTTGATATAACTGTTAATCGACCATTTCTTAACCCTGTCTTATCAACAACGTTATTCCCTTTTTTAAATTGCCCTTTTGAATTTCTGCCCATGTTAATCACCTCGTATATATTATACCTGTTCCACACTCGGTAATTAACACAATATATAAGACTTCCACCGATTTTGCCCGATTTTCAAATTACTGTTACCAGCAATTGCGACATACGTCTTATCGCATATTCTGCCCCAACGCTTATCACGCTAGAAAAACCACCGTCAGTCACTTTGTAATCGATACTTTCTTTCAAATATCCTATGTCGACCGGTGCTAGTGAGACTGCTGTGTTGTAAATAGCTAACGTCGTTTTTAAAATGCCTTTTTTAACCCATTGTTCCATTTCTTCACGATAATCTTCCAACTCTGCGACTAAGTCCCAACTGCCATATTTAACCTTTGCCATTTGGAATTTCCTGTAATCGCGTTAAATTGACCTCATGCATACCACCTTGGTCAACCGGATATCCAATGACCTGATACAACTTACTTTCGTATCTAAACACGTTATTTGCGTTTATTTCGACGTTGTATGGCGTGTAAAGGTTGCGGTCGAATGTTTTGTTCATCTGGTGGAAGTTGAGCGTCTCAGACGTTGTAGGCGTGTCCATAAAGCCAAATATTTCACGTTCTTGAACATACTCGCGCTTTTGATTAGGATATCTACCAACCAACGCTATACGACCAACTTCGATTTTGTGAGGATATTCATTCATTGGATCAAACACGTTTTACACTCCTATCTCATCGGTTTGTACACGTGGAATTTAGCTTTTTTATATTGATTCAATGCAGCGCTAATATATTCCGGTATACCATCACTGTAAGTATAAGATACGGTTCCCATACTTCGCGACTTTAAATTTTTTCTAACTTCCGGACGCCTAAAGTATTCTATGACATCAGCAACGTATTTTTTAACTTTGAAAGGGTAAGTAACCTTACCCTCTTTTTTAAAATCATTGTTAGTCATGTGTCTGACTTCTTCAAGAACGCCGTCGACTTCCATTTCAAACAACTGTCTTTCACCCGAACTGATTTCAACACCATTCGCTTTAAGGAGCAGTTCAATTTCTTCATAAAGGTTCATTATTATCACTCGCTCTTTTTAGATGTTGTTCGTCGCTTCTTCACTTCTGTGTAACCAACCTGACTATAGTAAGCGTCAAACGCCTTTCTAGTAACCGAAATCGTTTCATCACCGCGTTTTACTTTGATTTCTTCGGCTTTATTAGTCATTTGAAACATCTCCAGTCACGCCTGCGGCAGGTTTAAGTGTAGCGAACGCCTCAGGTTTAACATTCATGTAAGCAATGTGCATAGTCGCACGTAATGCGAACATATCACGTTCGAATAATGACACAGGTTGCCCAGATGCATCAGATGCTTGTAATGTTGTTAACGTAGCATCTTCTGAGATTGCATATTCAATACCTTGTAAAATTCCGTAACGTGCATAATCCCAATCACCCATTAAAGCTAGTGATTTAGTCTTATCGTACACGTCAGCGCCTGTGTAAGATAGCGGTAATCCCATAATTTGATTTCCATTAGCATCAAATAAAGGTTGTTTGTTACCATCTAAAGCATTACGCATTTTACTTTTGAATGAGCGAGTAGTTAAAACGCCGTTAGGATCTAACTCTTCATCTTCAATCGTGGCCATTAAAGCTGAAAGGTCTACATATAAATCATTCGAATCGTTTACCACATTTCCTTTTTCTTCTGCACCTGTAATCAATGGTTTACCGCTCGTCGATGTATTATAAGGTGAATCTGTACCGAAAATTACAGCTCGGTCAAACGCTTTGTAAAATGCTTCTGCAATTAGCGGTTTTACTTCGTTGAAAAAGTCTTTTGCAGTCCATTTTAAAAACTCTTTCGATAACGGGATGATAACACCGATTTTCTTCGCTTCCATTTCAGCTTGTGCATACTCAGGTTTAGAAGTTTGGATACGTTCAGTTTCTGATACCCAGTAAGCCCCTACGCCTTTAGCTAAGTACGTAAACTTTTTCTTTTGTGCTGTCATCGGCTCGTTTTTAGCCAACTTCATGATAGCGGAATTTGACATGATATCTTTCATAATCAAAGTTCCTTGTTCTGCTGGAATAACACCATTTTTAAAATCCGATAAAATAACATTGCTTGGTGTGTAATTTGGAATTGCCATTTTTTAAAACCTCTCTTTTTTAATTTCTTAAATTGATTTCTTTTGCCATTTCTTCAATCGATTTAACCTGTGTCGGTTTATCGCTGTTGTCGCCTTCTCTAACTTCACGCCCACTAGATTTAAACTTAGAATCGACACCTTCTTGAACATACTTGTCAAACGTTTCTTTCAACTCTTTCAAGTTCTGTTCAGTATCTTCGTCCGATTCGCCTAAAAATCTTTCCACCAAAGATGTTGGTAACTTTAACTCTTGCGCCTTGCCTAATGCATGACTTTTTAGTTTCTCGCGTTTAGCTTCTGCGTCGCGCTTTTTTAATTCTTCCTCAAGTGCACTGATGCGTTTTTGTTCTTCTGACTGTTCCGGATTGCGTTTTTGTACTTCTTGTTCAATTAGGTTCTCTAGGTTTTTTTCTTTCCAAGACTCCAAACCTTTCGAGTGATAACGATCTAATTCAGGCTGAATGAAGCGTTTACCCTCTTCCGTATCTAAAAAGCCTTTTACGTCATCAACAGACACCGTTTTTAGTCCTTTTAAATACTCTTTGACTTCTTCTTGCTCTTTGTTATCTTCTAAAAACGTTTTAACTTCTTCGATATTCATTTATCAAAACTCCTTTTGTCCTTCGCGTACTGTGATAGTCCGAAAAGTACATAATAAAAAGCAGTTTAACGACGTGCTAAGGTCGAGTAGTAGATTACTGTCCTTTACGTTTCATCTTTTCCCACTCGTTATATGTCATGTGCGGGATTACTTCGGTTGTTCCGTCGTCGTTACGTACTCTCATTACACCGGGCAAATCGTCCTCATCAATGTAATGTAACAACTTGCAACGACAATTGATATTCTCTTTCGCACTGTTAACACCTATAAACAATTTGGGGGCTTGTCCCACGCAACCACTCGATTTAAAGTTATCTTCAAGTGGTATGCTTTTGCCATCTAAATGTCTGTGTGTGTCACGCGTTCGTGTGTCCTTTGTAGCAAACCAACGTTTCATCATTTTAAAGCCATTATCTTGAGCGACATGAGCGCTGTCTAAGTTAGCTTGTGACAATGCCCTGCCTGTTTCTGTACGCGCCACACGCAACGCTTGGGCTTTACTCATGCCCAAATCATCGCTAATCGCTTTAGCAGTCCTAGCGTACCCCTCGCCACTCAAAATGCCTTGTGTAATATGCACACGTAACCGTTTTAACACGTCATTCCTGTGTTTTTGCAGCGTTGGCACTAACTTAATAAACTCAATTGGCTGTTCAATTGCTTTATTGATTATGTCTGCGGTTGGTATATTAAATTGCATAGATGTTTTACTGGCCATTTCGTAAAGGAACAAACTCATCATGTATTGCTCGATATAGACGTTCTGTTGCGCATTTTTAATAATTTTAGCAACTTCTCGATAATCGCCAGTCATCATTTCTGCAATACGTGCTAATTCCTTGTTCAAACGGTTGTACTTGTTAAACTCTGTCCACGTTACATGTGGGTCGTCTGACTCGTACTTCGCATACATCTCAGCTAATTCTAGCTTGATGACTTTCAACCTTTCAGCAAACAATAATTCGAGTTCTTTTTCTGCTTGCTGCAACAACCATTCAATATACTTATCTATATCATTCTGGTTAGTTATCTTGCGTTCCATTATTTACTCCCTCCTCTATGTCCGGGAGTTGTGTATTTAATTCCATGTTTTCTTTTTCCATTTCATCAATTTCATAATCGACATCGTCAATTAATTGAGATTGTCCTAAACGAGTGCGTTCTGACACTTGACCTCTTAAATTGATAAGAACTTGTGATTCTTCAAGTTTGTTAACAGGAACGTTACGAGTGAACTTAAAGATAACATCTAAATAAGTATCTTCGTCTACATTGTATCCTTTGCGTTTAAGCGCCGATAAAATAACTTTGAATTGGTATCTCAACATCGCAGTCATTTTCCGTTCGAATGTCATACATTTATTTTCTAATGCCATCAACTTCAATTTCATACCAATAATTGGCACATTTCCATTAAACTCGTCGGAATTGAAATTCACCGACTTCGCAAAACGCATGATATTCTTTTCGATACGATCCAAATGATTCTCAATCATCGTATCATTGACATCTTTAGTAAGATATTTAACGTCCATGTCTTTGTCGAACAACTCAAAAGCGCCACTCTTTTGTGTCTCTTGAATCATTTCTTCGTCCATACCCATACCGCGCAAGACAAGGTATGCCAGTCGCGTTTGGCTTATCTCGCTTGATGCATCGCTCATTGTGATGTCGTACGCATCAATTAAGTGAATTACTTTTTCTGCATCTCCTATCATCTCTTTGTTATTAGGAACTCCAAATAAGGGATTATAGTCGAATAAATGTTCGTAACGCCCCACTTCTCGTAGCGCATCGATACCCTCACCACGAAAGACATAGTAATAAGTGTCGTCATAGAACTCTGCATACACATATTCTGTACCATTGTCATCATCTTTTTCATAAAAATAACGTAGTGAATATGTTGGTTCTAAAATATCGTCCCCAACAAATACCACGTTGAACGGGTCTATGTTCTTAATTCTGACGTTTCCGTCTGTATCTATATAAGCTAATCTCGCACCATAACCACAAATAGCAGCCATTTTTCCTATCTCAGAATCTTCATCATCAACACTGTTTCTAATCACAAAATTAGAAATAAATTCTTTTAACTTATCGTTTTTAGTAGAGTTTTCATCTAAATCATAAGTTACCGGAATACCGTGTAAATAACCTACACGTGTGTCTACAATTTCACTATCGAATGAGTTGTTTAACTTATTATTGACTGATACATCTAATCTTCTTACGTTCCCGCCAGTTTCAAAATCTTCTTTTTCTTCAATCGGTCTACGTCTGAAAATCGGGACATAGTCGATGTGTGTCTTGTACCGGTTATACAGACTAACCATTCGCTCTCTGTCGTCTTTGTGCGATTCGATTAGAGCCTCTATATGTTTAGGTAATACACCTTGTTGCTTAATGTCATCTATAATTTTGTACACGTTTATTTAGCCCTCCTTAATCTTTCGGGTTTAGTATGAGTGTATATTGCATATCTCAATGCGTCTAACACGTCGTCAAACTCTTTAATAGGTTCTCCGTTAGTCGGATGCCAAACGTATTTGTATATCTCTTTCTTAAATCTATCCATATGATCATACAGAACGAATAATTTGTTCTGCTTGAACAACTTAGCTACTTCTTCAATGCCTGACAGCTTACTTTTATCCGCATTTATCGCCCTTAATCCATGCCGTCTAAAATCTGTTATATGTTCTGGTCTGGCAGTATCACAATAAAAGTTAATATTGCCATACTTCGCAACGATACCTTTAGCTATGTCCACCCAATCCTCAATAAACTTAAATTGGTGGGCGTGTTCTTCGATAAAGTAAAAGTTACCGTCAATACCTTTACCTAATAACACGATAGATCCATAATGTTCAAAGCCCCAGTCGACACCAGCAAAGTATTCTTTTATAGGCACTTTCATCAAATCATCATAGGTAATAGTATTCTGATTTAAATCAAAATCGGCATATACTACACCATCACCCGATACCCATTTACCGTTGATGTTCCTTTCATAGAACATACCTGACGGCGTTGAAGCTTTTATGGATTCTTTGTATCTGTCGTTAAGGAAGTTGTTGTCATCAAGCTTAAATCGATAACTCAGTATGCCGGCTTTAGGGTCTGTATTGTCAATATAATCTTTCAACAACCAATGTTCTGGGTGGTCAGGGTTAGTGTCCACTAATATCCTTGCACCTAGTCCGCTACAACGTGATTTAATCTCGTCAAACACTTCTTCATGTGCTAGTGATGCCTCGTTGATATATGCACCGTACGCAGTCATACCACGTATGGCACCAATACCACTTACTTTGCTATGACCTGTTTGTACCACTTGTACACCAAACAACATAAATGAATTGTACTTATCAAAGTTAAATTCTAATCCATACTTATTCGTCAGTTCTATCAACACGTTTTTTTGAATCGTTCCTAACGTAGCGCCAGCAAGAATGTATTGAGGCGTCTCGATACCCTCTTCATCTGCTATCTTACGTACACGTATTAACTCACGTAGAAACAAGTCGTTATTAAGAATCGTCTTACCTGTACGTTTAGCACCGTGATTGATAAGCATAAACCAATCTCTCTTTTGTGTTTCCTTCAAGATTTCTATCTGTTTATCTGTGTAGAGTTTGTTAAGTTTACTCATCGCCAATCACATCCGTTATAGCGTTATGCAACTGACGTATCTTATCTTCAGTGCCTGCATCACCTTTATCAATTTGTTCGATTTTCTTTTCGAGCATTTTGATTTCAGTTTCAATTTTCTTGTTGTTTAGTCCTTGGTTAAATGCTCCATGGACTTTAAGTATATGCTCTAAAGATCGTTGTCTCTCTTCGAACGTCGGTGTAACTGTATATGTCATCTCTTTGATAACTTCACCTTTTAGATGGTCGTAATACTTACTGTATGCTTCGTGTTTCTCGCCCCTCGCAATTGCAGCGGATAATTCTAAAGCTTCTGTTACACCCATCAACCTCTCATCTGTAGCTTTTTGTATTCGTTCTTTGATGTAATTAGATATGTTGGGTTTTGTTAGGTTTTCTGCACCTACAAACCTTGCAGATTTTTCACTATATCCCGCTTTAATCGCTGCTTTTGTCGCATTTCCAGATATAATATATTCGTCTGCAAACTTTTTTTGTTTCTCTGTTAACTTCATCTCATTTACCACCAACTCTCACGGCTACACGCCTTTGTTTTGACATAATAAAAAGACACCGTACATAGTACAGTGCCTAGTGATTTTGTTTTGGGTATTTTATTTGAGTTATGCACTCATATCAATCACACATTATGTAATTCATATCAATACACAAAAGACGCCTCTATGGGCGCCTTCACGTTCGTTAATATCAATAAAGGAGGGAAAAACAAATGTAACATGACCAAAGAATCATCTTGTACATTTCTGTACACAACTAGTATATGATAAATTTTTACCTTCTCAAAATAGTGTCATTTCTGTCATTTTCGTCATTTTTGTCACTTTCGTCACTGCAACAAATATATTTTTTCAGCAAGTTCGTCGCGCTTAGCCAAAAAGTTATTTCTATTGATTTTTGAATTAGGCATTTTGTTAATAATAGAATCCCTATTGTACCCCTTTTTCAAGAGTTCAAGAAAGCAGAAATCTATAGTACCTAACTTTTGTTGAGATCTATTAATAAACTCGATTTCTTCCAACATCTGTGTATATCGCTTATTTGACCTTTCTAATCTTATAACAACATCTTCCACCTTACTGTTATTCGCTCCTTGTGGCTTAGGTAACGTTGATTGTATTCCATATTGTGCTATTGAATTGCTGTCATATTCAGGCATCACATCAGCAAGTACGTTGCTCTTAATCTTATGAGTACCTATCATATTGAGAATTGCTTCTTTGCTATACATTCTTACTTATCCCCCTCACGACCAAATAACTCTTTTCTTAAAATGTCTATTTCATAATCTTTTAACTTTAATTCACCTTGCAGCTTCCCGTTTTCAATCATGCTACCTACAAGCAAAAGCGATACGAATATTAGTATGATAACTAGCCACATTACTCACTCACCTCCGCGCGTATGTTGTTAAGATGAATATGATCATACTCATTAAATGTGTCTATGTCGTCGTTAGCAGTGCGTTTGATGTAGTGTTGATAAGCGATATATAAAATCACTGCTGTCGTGATGATTAAATTAAGTATTCGTTTAATCATTGTCTGCCTCCTCATGTTTACTCAACGCTTCTTCCTTACTATCTGCTTCTACAACTGTAAACGTTTGATTATCACGGGCTTTTGTTGCTTCTGTAAACATTTGACCTGAGTAATCAATAAATGTCGTAATTAAGTATTGTGTCATCCGTGTTTCACCACCGGATAATGAATATCTTTGATTTTCAACGAACATACACTGTAATAGAAATCACTATTGCCAGCATCTGCATAACATGAGCCTTGCGCTATAGGGTTTTGATTATGGTACAAAACTACCGTAGCAAGACTTTCAGTTTCATCATCTGGATAATCCTCCAATATAGGACGTGTGATTTCATTTTCTATTTTCACATTAGTTATTAACGCATCTAGCTTTACATTTGACCAAATACCACCGGCTCTTGCACAACAATCTTGTTCACTTTCGACTATTTCAATTACCGTTCCATCATCAAGAATTAGTGTTTCGTCAGTCCACGCCGTTACTCTTTTGTATAATATTTCTTCTTTTATTTCTTCAAACTTTTTGTAATTGTTGTACATACACATTCACTCCTTATTAAGTACATCTTTCACTCTATTCAATATGTCTTTAGATTCCTGATGATCCAAACCCTTTTTCTCCTCTTGCTGACTCACTTGTAAACTCCTCCACTTGCTCTAGCTCTGGTGTAATGATAGGCACAATAACTAATTGCGCTAGTCGGTCGCCTTTGTTGATTACATAAGTACCAGTCATAACTTCTTCTTTATCTTTTGAATCTAGTGGAATAATATTCCCTTCGATATCTAATACAACATCACTAAAATAATAAGAAACCCACTCTTCTAAAGTTTCATTATCATTCTTAATATTAATCTTCATATGACCTTGAAACCCCGCATCAATCTTACCCGTCTCAATTACAAGATGTGTCTTACTACTCACGCCACTTCTGCTAGTAAGTAATCCAACGTAGCCTTTAGGAATATTCACAGCTATGTCAGTAGCGATTAACGCTTTCTCTTGTGGTTCCAACACCACTGTTTCCGCTGCATAAATGTCAAAGCCTGCATCTGTATCGTGCTCACGTTTCGGCATAGTTGCGTTATCTGATAATAGTTTGATTTGTAATGTATTAGTCATTTTTCATTCCACCTTTTTCAAATTCTAAAATTGATTGTCTTACTACAAGCCCCATTCGTTTTAGCCTTGTCTTTGTTACATTTGACTTAACATAAGCATATTTGTCGTCTTTATGAGCTTGTAGCAACCTAAGATATTCTTTGTTTAACGCAATTAAAGTGTCTAATTGATTAGTCATTGTTTGTGTCCTCCTGTAATTTGCCGACTTTATTTATAATTGCAATGGTTTCGATTTTAGATAATCCAAACCATTTAAAAGCATCTACAAGCTGTCTTTCATTTTTTGGAAAGGCACTTATTTGCATTGCAGCGCTTTCGTTTGCTAAATATAATTGTTTCGCTGAATAAATTACTACTTTCACCACAAGTAATGTTGTTAAAATTTTTAATGTTTTCATTTCATTCTCTCCTTTTATCTTTTTAATTCCTCAATAAAGTTTAATACTCTATCGATGTCAATCTGCTTACTTTCTGTTTTACGTTTGTTCAACCAAAAATCGAGCTCGTTCCACCAATCCTCGTTTTGGTGCTTTTCTTCTAGCAATGCGTCACGTTCTTTTGAGCACTTTGTTAGC